TGATACTCGAGCAGAGTGCTGAAGCAATCGAAAGCAGCCTGTGGCCCTTTCTCCTCTGCGATCTGATCTAGCCACCCTTGTAGGCGGTCTGCATTGCCGTCTACAAACGCTGCAATGGCTTCTCTGGCGGCCATAGTGGCCTTATTGGGCAAACCTTTCGGTCGCCCTGGGCCACCTTTCTGTCCCTTTTTAAAACGTCCTTCAGGCATTGTTGCGTTTATGCATCATCTTCATCGCCGCGGCAAGTTTCTTGCCTTTGTCGGCTTGGTTGAAGTCCTTGGCTACGCTCTCGGGTATGCCTACTCGTTGAGCAAACTCTGGCGAATGAGCGGCCGCAGCCATGAAGCGTCGTTGCTTGTCAGATGTGCTGGGCATAGATTATTCCAACAAATCTTCCAAATACTCACGAAATGCTGATTTTGTGTCGCCGCCTCGCCGTCTTACATAAAATTGTGCGATGTCTGCATCGGAATACCCGTAAGCCCGCCCATAATCTATTGGAGATTTTGCGTTTTTTAATCTAGAAATCGCTTCCTTGTTTTTGCCAACAATCCACGAATCAAACGCTATTGGATTTGGCTCTATTGCATACCCTTCTTGCTTTAACCCTTCTAACAACTCGTCGCCCTCCACCGTATCAGCGTCTGCTCGTATTTCAGCAACTTCTGATTGCCCTTTCCGCAATGACTCTAATTCTTGCGCGGAACTCTTTGCAGTATGAATTTTCCCTGTTTTCGCCAATGCTTCAAATTCACTTTCCGAAATTTTCCGCATTGCTGGATCATATTGCTTCAACGCTACTGCAAGTCGCTCTGAAGGCAACGCCGACGCAGCAGTTAACTTCTCGCCGTTACGTTCCAGTATCTTGACCTTTTTTTCCTCGCCGGGAAACACCACAAAGTTGCGGGTTCCTGTGCCACCTTGGCCTCGGCTGCCTGCGTCTGCGTACTTGATGCCGGGGATGCCATAGCTTGACATTAGCTTGGATGCATTAGCATGACCACCAACGGCGTCTCCGAGTTTGCCTACATAAAAGCCGAGTGGCTCATCTAGCTTGGCGTATGGCACTGAAAATTCAGCATTAATCTGTTGCACCGCTTTCCGCACCGATTCCGGCTGCTCACTCAACGGCTTATCCCAATCTAGCATCCGATCTACCATTTCGTCGGGTAGGTCGGCTTTGTAAAGCTGCCCCTTCGGTGAATAAGTTTGGAATTCATCAATCAAGTTTTGCCGCATTTTTGCTTTTGTTTTTGGCGTCTCATATACGCTTTGCATAAAACGGTCGGCAGCTTTTTCTACGTCACCGTCAAACTCGTCAACCAATGCTGCCATTCGGCTCATCGCCACATTGGCTTTATATGGATTCTGTTGTTCACCGAGCGTTTTTCGATACCCCTCCGCGACATTGGGGTTTTCCGCAAAGTAAATGCCGTGCCCATACGCCTGCGCGCCTTCGCCCGTACCAATCTTGCTGGCGTCAAACTCCTCAAAGCGATGTGGGCTGCCGTGATAAACGTCTATTTCCTGCATCACAGGCCGCGATCGAACGCGCACGGGGTTTAGGTTTTCGCCGATCACCTCACCGAGCCCCAGCGGCCCAGAGGCGGCCCTGCGGCCTGTTTCGCGTAAGGCTTCAGCGATCAAAGCAGGGTCGCGGATCATCTCGACGCCACCCTCGATCATCGCTCGGCCTGTTTCGATGGGGCTCGTCACCAGCTGGCGCAACCCCTCTAAAGTATTTACCCCGCCTTGCCCGAGGCCGCTGGAGAGGTTCTCCAAGCGAGACCTTACGCCCTGCTCAGGGATCACCTCGGGGTCACCAGGCTGCGCGGTCGGTATCACATTCGCCAATCGAGATCGGCGTTGCTGTTCGTAAGCGAGAGCTTCGGCGAGGCGTTGCCTGTCCATCAGCTAAGGAATTTGAGCTTGTACCGCGTCGAATTGATCAACGAAGCGATCTCATCGACGGTGTTCTGGAGGGGGGTGTCTTTCGGCAGTACCGTGCGGATCTCGCTCACGAAGTCGGCGAGCCGATCCATGTAAAGTTCGGGAGAAGTCGGGTTGTGGCGATCCGAGGGGTAGTCTGTGATTAACCCGTATGCGCCCTGGTAACTTTCCGCAAAGTCATCTACCAAGTCAGGTATGGTCTCGTAATACTTTTGCAGCGCTTTATGCGTGGCATAGCTCTTCGTTTGGAGGTGCTGTAAGTGCGCGACCGTCGCCGAATGCAGCAACGTCGCAACGAACAGAGCGGCATTTTTACGGTGTTCTGCCATAATCGCAGCATAAACCAATGCAGGAAAATCGCAAGATGACTATCACCGAAAGCTATCGCGAGCAACAAATCGAGTTACACAAAAACCCTAATTATGGCGTAGCGTCCCTCGCCTTTGCTCCAATTGTCGCTAAAGTCATGCGCGAGAACCACATCACGTCGCTCTCAGATTACGGGGCAGGCAAGTGCAATCTCGGCAAAACCCTGCAATCGAGCGGGCTCGAATTTGAGTATTACCCTTACGATCCTGCGTTCCCAGAATACGGGCCGCCTCAGACTGCCGATCTCGTCGCTTGCATCGACGTTCTCGAACACATCGAGCCCGAGCATCTTGAGGCCGTGCTTGAGGAACTTGCGAGAATCACCCGCATCGGGTTTTTTAGCGTACACACGGGGCCAGCAGGGAAAACCTTACCCGACGGGCGCAATGCTCACCTCATCCAAAACCCTGCGTCCTGGTGGCTGCCGTTGCTCTGTCGGTATTTCGAGATCCACCAGCTACAGACGCACACCATGATGGGCCGCGGGTTCTGGGTGCTCGTCAGCGCGAAAACTCGGGTCGAATCTTCGCCTGCCACAAACTAAAAAGTTCCCGCACGGTTTCCTGCGGATCGCGAGCCTCAAGCCATTCGCCGCGGGGCTCCCAAATCTCCCTGGCAAGTAGCTGGTTGTCCTTAAGCTTGCCCTTGGCGCTCTTAATCTCGATCCAGCAGGTGAAATACGTTCCATCGGGAAGCTCTTTCAGTGCGAGCTTATCGGGTAACCCACCGCCAGCGCGCCCAAAGTCGAGGAGCGTAAAGCCTGCCGCCCGCACGGCCTCTGAGATCTCTTTGTCGTTTAGGTCTCGGCGAGCAGCGAATCTCATCGCGGTCGCGTCCATCCAAGCTTCGAGAGCACATAGCCCTGCGATTTCAGCACCTCATCGCTTTTGCACCCGTAAGCGCTTTTATGTGCATAAAACGTCGAGGGATCAGCGAATAGCCTCTTGCACTCTTTGCATTTCCTCGGTTTCTTCACTGATGCCATGAGCTTTCTCGATTCGTCTTGCAAACTCAAACAGGGCTGACCAGGTTGTACTGCCTGGCCAGAGCTTCGCGATCTCGTCATCGGTCAGGGGTTTTAGCGTATCAGGTTTCATATGCCGCACATCCCCTCGCATTCGTTGTTAAACATATCGACTTGTCCATGATCGGCAGCGGTTGAAAGGTCGACCTCTGATAACGGCACCCGTGCGCGATGCATAAATGGCTGTGCTTCTAATGGCGTTGCATTTTGTTGCCGCAGCAACTTATCAATTAAAATCGCGTCAGCCCATGCCTCTGGGTCTGCTTTAACGGAACGCCATTCATCGTCAGAGTGAAATGGGCATCCAATACAAGATGATTTCGGCGGCAGCGGATATCCTTTTCTTTCCATCCAATTCAAGCAATCGTGACGAGCCATGCCTTTTTCAATTAGCGGCCATCGATTGACATTCCACGCATCGCGACTAGGCTTCATCCGCAGCGCCTCGTCTGTGCTAATCCCAATGTATGTTTCACACATTACAGACTTCGCCCTTTGATGCGGCACCAACCCAACCAACTCACGCATTTTTTTATTCAATGGCTTGATTTTGTAGTCTGCGGTGCATTGCCGCTTTCCCATTGCTTGCTCGCCGTTTGACTTTTTTAAATGCCAAGGAACGCCAATAAATGGTTTACCGCGATTATTAACTCCGCTGATGATGTCTTGCCTCAAGTTTCCGTTTATGACGCGATAGACTGGGAACGGGTGCTGGCATCGCTGTATCTCTGCCTCCAACCAATCTAGCCATTCGTATACCCTCCGCGGTTCCCACCCTGTATCCGCAAATATCGCAGCTTCGACCGGCTCGAGCTCACCATGCGCGATCATCAGGGCCAAGGTCGACGATTGCACCCCAGCGCCCAGGGATAAAAACCGCCTCACACCGTCACCCTGTTTTTCAGCCGCATATAGCCTCGCTCACCGAAAAAAACAAACACCATCGTCGAGAGCCCAGGCTCGCAAAGCACATCCTTCGCATTGGCCTCGCGTAAATGCAGCGCGATCACATCTCGCAGCCACTTTAGGCGCTCGGGGGTATCAGGGTCAGGGTTCACCGTGTAACGCGCCCAGAGCGCCTCACAGAGCTTTAGGCGGTTGATCGCGGTCGGTTCGAGGTTATCCCAGTACCGTTCGCATCGAGCATTGGCATCAGCCATCGCTTGCCGATCGGCCTCGATTTGCTTTTCAGATTTGACAGGCTTTTCGCCCTTGACCGCTTTGATCTCAAACAATCCCTGCCAGCCCTGCGCGATCGACTGATCGACTACCGCAGCCTGGTTTGGGCCGAATCGACTCAATTTGAGTTTGGCAGCGTTTTCGCTGACTTCACGGATAGGTTTCTTAAGGGCTTTCCGAAACGCTTTCCATCGATCCCATGCTTCCTGATCTAACTCGTACATAGATACCCCTAGTGTTATGGATGGTTATGGTTTGAATGGGGATGACTGTTGGTGAGTCCTGCACGGCATCCAGACGGAATACGCCTATAGGATGTCGTACAGGATTTGATGACTGTCGGAGCCATCCTGCTGCGAGCTACTTTTGCCAGGTTGCCCTGGTGTGGTTCACGCTTCCTCGCGTCACGCTGCGTGCCTAGAGGCCCACCGCCCCGATCTAGGTTTAAGGAGTTTCTGTGCGTTGTTTCCCCGACCAGAAATCCCGAGCTAAGGGTCGAGTGAAATTTGACAACCTTTTCCCCAAAGGGTATCGTCACTGAACCTCGATGAGCATCCCGAGCGTAGGGCATCCCCCTTGCCCCGTCAACCCCCGCAAGGGGGTTTGATGTTTCCAAAAGCCTTATAACGCTGTTATGGGGCTTTTTTTTCATCATCGATACTTTCCACAGCTGCAATCCTCTCGCCGATCCACTGCATCACAGGGACGGCCATGCTGTTGCCTAGTGCTTTGTAGCGAGGGCCGTCGGGTGATTCTGGTTTCTTACGCCAAGGGATGTTGGTGTAGTTATCTGGGAAGCCTTGCAAGCGTTCGCACTCAACAGGCGTGAGGCGGCGTACTTGCATATTTATGGATATGGTTGGCGGGGAGCGGCCTGTGCCATCTTCACTTGACCAATGTCGTTTTGGGGCAGTCAAAGCGTGCGAAACGTCGCCAGTGATCATTATCGGTTCTGCTACCAGATCGGCTGCACTTTTAAAATCTCTTGCAGAAACTGTAGACGCTATTGGGCTTGTTCCATATTCGCTGCTCCTCTGGCGGTCAAAGCATTGAACAGTGCTTCCGGCAATTTCTTCCCGCGCTTCTCGGCTCGGCGCAGGATGCCCTGACAGGCTTTCGCGCTCAAAAAGAACCGCTGCGGCACGCTGCCAACCTCGAGCGTTTGCGACAACGAACACACGGCGGCGTCTTTGGGCCACTCCGAAGTACTGAGCGTCCAAAACTCGGTAGGCGAACCCATACCCGAGTTCTGCCAACATTCCGAGGAAGGTTCCAAAATCCCTTCCTCCGTTGCTCGACAAGACGCCGGGGACGTTTTCCCAAACCAACCACTCGGGGCGATACTTGCGAGCAATCGCGCCAAAGGTAAGCATGAGGTTGCCACGCGGATCTGCCAATCCCTTTCGGAGTCCTGCGACACTGAAGGATTGGCAGGGGGTTCCTCCCACAAGAAGCTCGATTGGTTCATCAGGCCACTCCTCAAATTTGGTCATATCCCCATAGTTAGGGACAACTGGGTAATGGTGTTTAAGCACCGCGCACGGGAAAGCCTCGATCTCGCTATACCACGCGGGAGCCCACCCTAAACCGTGCCATGCCACCGTCGCGGCCTCGATGCCGCTACAAACGCTGCCATAACGGATCACGGCGGGGGAACCTTTCCTGCCTCCCACTGCCATCGTCTCGCATCAGGCACTTTGTTGGTTTTCACCCACTGTTGGACGGCTGCTCGCGTTACCCCAAACGCCCTTGCGACGGCAGATTGGGAACCATATTGCTGTACTAATTTTTTCGGGTTCATAAAAAGATGATAGAAAGGTTGACAACGGAATGTCAAGGATACTATCATGGTTTCCGTTGACAGAAACAACGCATCCAGAGAGAGGAAGCAACCATGTTTGAATACGACACGCGAATTTGGCTCCACGGCACCCTCGTCGAGGTGACCGTCGAATACGACGTCAACGATGGTGTCATCGAGATCGAAAAGGCCAATGTCATCGGCGTCTACCACCGCGGCGACAACGCCAAAACACGCGACTACACCCCGCTCGGCACTGACCTACCGCTTTGGGGCAGCGATATGCCCGAGGCCATGTACAACGATTTTCTCTACAAGGCCGAGATCGATACCGAGGAACGCAACTGGGAGTATTACCGTGAAGCGTGAGCGCCTGGCGATCCTCGCAATCATTGCGATCTACCTATTAGCGGGCCTTGTCGAGCCCTGTGACGGCCACTCATGCGATGCGGAGGTGACGCATGGACGATGACAGCTGGTGGCACCAGATCGACCTTGAGATGCAGGAGCGCGAAGAGCTCGAACGCATCGAAGCCTGCAACCAACAATTATCAACCCTGAAGGAATATACCTATGCAGAGTGACACCATCGGCGCCTTAGCCGCCGCATTATCCAAAGCACAAGGCGCGATCACGGGCGCCCTGAAAGATAGCAGCAACCCGTTTTTCAAATCCAAATACGCCGACCTTGCTTCCTGCTGGGACGCCTGCCGCACTCAGCTGTCGGAGAACGGTCTCGCCGTCATCCAAGCGATCGACATCATCGGTGACAAGCCTGTGCTGATTACTACGCTTGCCCATAGCTCTGGAGAATGGATTAAGTCGATTACGCCTGTGCTCTGCAGAGATGACAGCCCCCAAGCACAAGGCTCTGGCATCACCTATGCGCGCCGCTATGCCTTGGCTGCGATTGTTGGGTTAGCCCAGATTGATGATGACGCAGAGGCCGCTCAGGCGCGTCACAAGCCTGCTCCGAAGATCGACGCCGCACTGATCGCAAAGATCGAGGCGATCGAGTCGGTCGAAGCGTTGACGAAGCTATTTAAGACGCTCGATGCGTCGACACGCCAGGCGCATATGGAAGCGTTCACCTCACGCAAAAAAGAATTGGAGGCCGAATGAACAAGCATAAAGATGAGCGTTGCTGCGGCAATTGCATCCATTACGTTGAGCAACATTTCGATCAAGGGTCTTGCTCGTTTATATGGCCGCCATATATTGAAGCAAAAAATCAGCCTGTTAGCGCATATGACCTTTGCGATTTATTTGTCGAACTAGCTGACAACGAAGAACCAATGAACGAAATAGACATTGTTTGGACAAGGAGAAAGTAATGCAATCCTACCAACAAGTTAACCGCGAAGAATGGCTACAGTCGCGGCTCGGCAAAGTTACTGCTAGCCGCGTGGCTGATGTCATCGCCAAAACCCGATCAGGCTACGCAGCGAGTCGCGATAACTTAATGGCCCAGCTGATCGTCGAGCGACTGACGGGTAAGCCTACCGAGGGATTCTCAAACGCCGCGATGGAGTGGGGCACTCAGACCGAGCCCGAGGCCAGAGCGGCCTATAGCGCCAAGACAGGCGAGCTTGTTGAAGAGGTGGGGTTTATTGACCACCCGACGATTGCGGGCGCTGGGGCGTCTCCCGATGGCGTTGTCGGCGAAGGCCTGGTCGAGATCAAGGCGCCTAACACCGCAACTATGTTGGAGTGGATTCTGACGCGCACGATTCCTGCGCGATACTTGGCACAGATGCAATTTCAAATGGCGGTGACGGGTGCGAAGTGGTGCGATTTCGCGGCCTACGATCCACGCCTCCCTGAGCACCTGCAGCTGCTGATCATTCGCGTCGAACGCGATGACACGCGCATTGCGGAGATCGAGGCCGAGATATCGATGTTCCTAGGTGAGTTGGATGACAAGGTTAACAAACTGAATGAGGTGAAACTGTGACCTACGACAATACGAATACGGGTGTCTTATTCCGAGCCGGCGAGAAGCGTTCCGATAAGAGCCCTGATTACATCGGCTCGCTCAACGTCGAGGGCAAAGAGTGGACGATCTTTGGCCGTATGAAAAAGTCCAAGGCCGGCAAGCCTTTTATGAGCTTGAGCGTGACGGAGCCGAAGCCTAAACCCGAGGCCAAGGTTGATGTCGAGTTTGATGATGATCTGCCGTTTTAACCATGAACGCCTTTCGCATATTTATCGGCTACGATCCTCGCGAGGAGATCGCGTACAAGGTTGCGAGACAAACACTCCTTGAGCGCTCGACGATACCGCTCGATATTCAGCCTGTCGTGCAGTCTGAGCTACGTCGGCTCGGGCTCTACACGCGAGACCGAGATCCGCTATCGAGCACCGAGTTTAGCTTTACGCGATTTCTGGTGCCGCATCTTGCGGGGTATAAGGGCTGGGCGTTATTCGTTGATTGCGACTTTCTGTTTCGCAAGGATATCGCCGAGATCCTTGAGTACACCGACCTTAACAAGGCGGTGATGGTGGTCAAGCATGACTACACCCCCAGCGAAGAAACCAAAATGGATGGGTGCAAGCAAACGGTCTATCCCAAGAAAAACTGGTCAAGTTGCATTCTGTGGAACTGCGAGGCCGAGGAGAGCAAAGCGCTCACCCCTGAGATCGTCAACATCCAAAGTGGAATGTATTTGCATCAGTTTAAGTGGATACCCGACCCTTCGCGCATCGGCTCGTTGCCTGTCAAATTTAACTATCTTGAGGGGTGGTACGGCCCAGGTGATGAGCCCGATCCGGTCGCCGTTCACTTCACTCGAGGCGGCCCTTGGTTTCCTGAGTGGCAGGACGTTGAGTACAAGTCTGAGTGGAACTTGGCGGCATCGCGAGTGATGCAAGGCGAGCGCGAGGGGCAATGAAGCGCGTCTTTCCCAAAGGTACGCCGCCCGAGCAGGTGATTAAAGCGCTGACAGGCGTCATCACCGCACTTGATCGCGGCAAGTCCTGGTCGATCGAAATCGTCGAGTGGCGTAAGCCTCGCACCCACCAACAAAACGCCTATCTCTGGGGGGTGGTGTACCCCTCGATTCTTGAGGCAGGCGGCGAGGTGCTCGCGGGCTGGCAGCGCGACGATCTGCATGAGTATTACCTAGGCGAATGTTTCGGCTGGGAAGTGCTTGAGGGGTTTGGGCGTAAGCGAATGCGCCCGTTAAAACGAAGCTCAACGCTGAATAAGCAGGAATTCACGGATTACCTAGAGTTCATCAGTCAGCGCTGCGCGGAGCTTGGGATTGTCATACCAGAACCGGAGATGAAATGAATCAACTATCGATACTGTTCGACCTCGGTCGACGCTTACGTGATAAGGGAATGGCCCAGGTCGAGGAGAATTCCGTACCTTGGCGAGACCATTGTAAAACGGCCCTTAACGACTGGTTTGCCAACGCGCCCTCGGGGGTGTCGTTTACAGGCGAGGATCTGCGCCTCTCGCTGCAATCGAGCGGCATCGAGGAACCGCACCACCCGAATGCCTGGTCAGCCGTAGTCGGCGGCAAGGTGCGCCAGTGGCTCAAAGCCGGCGCCATCGTCGAGGCGGGGATGGAACATAGCAAAGATCCCAAAGCTCACGCCCGTCGCGTGATGAGCTACATCAAGGTATGAGTGCTCATTTTCGCAAGGCCGCCAAGGATCGCGGATGCACGGTACGCATCCCTGGCGTCTGTAACTTCAATAGCCAAACCGTCGTATTGGCCCATATACGCCTTGCAGGCATATCAGGCATGGGAACCAAAGCACCTGATCTCCTTGGCGCCTGGGCGTGTTCTGCGTGCCACGATGAGGTCGACGGTCGCACGAATAAGAGCGGCCTATCCCGCGATGAGTTACGCCTTGCTCACTATGACGGCATGGCGCGCACGATCGCGCAACTAGTTAAGGAGGGGTTGGTATGAACTTCCTATGCGACACCCCTTATGTCGAGTGCTACGTTCGCAATGAGTTTCTCTATGACCAGGCAAAAGGCCAAGGAACTTACACCGAGGCGACGATATTCGGGTTTCGCGCAGAACCTGCTCGAGTGCCTATGTTCCAGGTCATGTTGACCTCGGGCGCACAGTGGGCTCGCATTCCTATCCACGCGCTCTGTATAGCGCCCTGTGAGCCACTCTCAGTTAATCTCTGCGCCTGGTGGGATAGTTATGGCTACTACGCTCAGGTGCACGCCTTCGCGTTCTTACGCAACCACAGAGTCAGTGCTTTAGGCCGCGACGGTCAGATCCGTAAAGGCACTTACCTATTCACGATCGATTGGGCCAAGGATGGGTGGTCAGAAACCAGCGATCAGCACAAAAACCATCATGTCATCGCCCTCGACGGTTCAAAAGGGGCAGGCAAAGGGCAGCTGATTGCGTACCCCAATAACCGATTGCTATGGTCAGACCCTAGCTGGATCGACCCCAAGCCTGACAAAGAGTGGAGATCACCTTCCGATAGCTACAGTGTGGAGGCCTTATGATCCGACGATGGATAGAGCGATATCGAGCCTGGCGTAATTACAAATGGCGCTGGGTGCCTACCCCAAATGCAAGGTGCCATCGAAGCGGAGTGGATTACTGGTGAGCGAGCTCGAGCGCCTTAAAGCACAGTTACTCGAGGAGCAGCGATTACGGTGGGAAGCCGAGCGCGATCAGCCCTCGACATTCCTGCTTTGGTTTAGCCTCGGGTTTTTTGTAGGCGTTGGAGCGGTGTGGTGGGGGTTAACATGATCGACAAGGATTCAGAACCTGGCGCATGGGAGCGTGAGTTAAAGCGCCATCCTTGGGGGTACGGCCAGCGCGAAGAGCCGACCTTGGCCGAGATCCTCTACCGAATGCGATCGCACGGCCTTGACGTCGAGGCCGATATCGTCGCTCGAGAGCTATTTAGTATGACCAGACGTTAGGCCGCGGCGCCTCGGTCAGCGTATCAAGGTGGATAAATCGACCTGACGTTTTCTGGTTGACGCCGATCCCTGTAAATCCGAGCTCAAAGGCGAGCTTTAAGAGCTTGTGGGCCTGTTGGCCGTCAACCGCCACATCGCACGCGCACCCGCTCGCATGGGCGCCAGGCTTCATCTTCTTCGCTTCTATGGGGTGCTCTGGGCAGCGGTAACCCGAGGTGATTCGCATCGGCGCACCGTAGGCCATGCGTAAGGCTTGGAGTTTGGACAAAAACTCAGGGGTCATCTCATTTTTGCCACAGTGTGAGCAATTGAACTCGGATGCACTGAAGTTTGGATATAGGCGCCAATCCACTATTTTTTCCTCATATCCATGATCTTCTCGAGCGTTCGCCCGCCAAAGTAGGCGCTCATCACCAGCATTCCCCACTGGCCTAACAAGGTCACATAGGCTTCAGCCACCTTGATGCCAAACCCATCGAGGAGGGCGAGCCCGAGGTACGCAGTCAGAATGTAAGCAAGCGTCATCGGTCGAATGTTCTGCGCGAGCCATGAGTTCGTCGCAGCGTCGGCCTGCCAGCGACTCGTCACGTTGTCCTGCTCGGCTTTGTAAAGCTCGGTCTCGTTTGCCATCTTCGCAAGCTCACCATCTGCTGCGAGCTTGGCCAGATCCATCTGCGCTTGAGCTTTAGCCTGGGGATCGGGAATGAGCTTATCGACGATCTTTGCGGCAAAGGGCAGCAGCTGCGCGATCATTTCTCGCCATCCTTTTTGTTCCAGAGTTGGAATAGGGTTTTTATCTTCTCTTCAGCCACCGCCACCCGTAAATCGAGCTTGGCGAGTACGATGATCAGCGTGATCAAAGCAAGCAGTATCGGCCACGCCTTAATCAGTAGCTCTACCACCCCCATTTCCATCACTTATCCTCTTTGTTGTCGAGCTTCTTAAAGATCAGGCCAAGCGTGTCGTTAACGCTGCGGAAACCCTCCTTCATATCCGACTTGATCTCGCGGATCGCCTCGCGGAAATCATCGCGGCGCACAAAGTCATTGTGCATCTTGGAATCCATTTGCTTGAGATCTTTACGCACCTCGCTGATGGAATCCCAAATCACTTTAAGCGCCCATCCACCGAGAAAGCCTGCGAGGGCCACGGCCCAGTTGAATACAAGTTGGTTCATGGTTTGGCATCTTAACGTCAAGTTTTCCAAGGCAAAGGGGGCGACACGATTGGCGGGTTTATTTGGTTTTGAATTTGCTGTTCAACCGCCGCCTCTGTCGCCGCCTGATCAACGCCATTTGCCCAAATCCACCCTAAAACCTGCTCCTGCGTAAGATCAGCGTATGGGGTAAATGACTCACCCTGAGTGACCGCAAAGCCGGTGGTGCTGTAGACGCTGCCTGAGTATTCGCCATTTACACCATCGCATTGCCAATGCGCGGTAACTACATAGTCAGCACCTTCGGGAGCCTGTGGCAGACAATCAAGCTGAGAGATGTTCCAGGTAATTACGGTAGTCATTTATTTCCCCTTTTCGCTCAACGCTTGCGTCGTCACCACGCGCAAGACCAAATTCGCCATCGCCCCGATGAGTAAGATGCTAGCTGCCACCTGCTGCCCAAATAACACGGTGAGATTGCCTGCGAACATCTCAAGTGACGCCAATAACGCTAAAAGCACGTTCCACCAGACCGTCTTAGATTTGAGTGCGCCTTTCAAAGTCTGCATATCCATTATTTGGCCTCCAATGCGGCGACTCTTGCGCGTAGGGATTGGATTTCCTTGACCAGCATCGGGACAAGTTTGCTATAGTCCACGCCCCAAGCGCGTTCCACTTCTTCTCCGTCATCACCTTCTGAAACAGCTTCTGGAGCAATGGCGTGTAAATCTTGAGCGACAACACCGTAGCGTGTATGCCCCCCTGACTTCCAATCGTGTTTTACAATTTCAATCGCATCAATTATTAGCCCAGCATCATCAGCAGAGCTAATGTTTTCTTTCATTCTTCGGTCAGATGATTGATTAAAACTGGTAGCCGTTGAGCTTACTTTTATGCTGCCAACTTCTGAACCGCTGCTGTTTAAAAACTTCTGGGCATAGACTGCGGTTGCGCCAGTTGCGTCTTGGTGCTTAATTAAAATTCCAGAATCGTTTACGGCATTACTTACAAAAATTTCTAATTTGTTTGAACCTGAACCCATTGTGGCGGTGGTATTTATAAATACCTCTCCACCAGCGCTGATGCGTGCGCGTTCGTTGTTGTTGGTAATGAATGTCTGAGGATGATTTGACTCAGTACCAAAAAGAGACAAAGAACCGTCTGTTGAAACCCACTTTGACGTTACGTTGACTGATGTTTCTTTGTTGTAAATGACGCACGGCCCGGATTTTGAGACTTCAAGTCTGCCGCCCGGACTCGTCGTCCCCACCCCCAAATTCCCCGACGCATCCAGCGTCATCGCCGTCGTGAAACTGAGTGCGCCTCCCGCGCTACCGGAGCCTGCTGTAGCCCAACGATGTGCGCCATCTATCTGCAAATACCTTGAGGCAAAGCCGTTCGCAATGTATTTATCTGCCCCATCGTCTACCCAGTTGGCAGACATATAAGCTCTGTTTGTGCTGGCAATAGTGCCAAAGGAAGCGCGTTGCGGTTGCAGTATGCTGTAGCCGCTAGTCCACGCCGACGGCGTGACGCCGAGGCCGAGGTTGCCGGCGCCGTTAACAAGCATTAAATTTGTTCCATTAGATTGGAACGTATGTCCAGAGCTGTCTTTGTTGTTGTAAATCGTCGAAGCGTTGGTTGATGTATCGTGCTTTATTTCGCTATTAAAAGTTGGATTGGTTCCAAAAGTAATAGCGCCGCCACCACCGTTTACATGAAGTTTTGAAGCAGGCGAATCTATACCCACGCCCACCCTGTCCGTCGACGCATCCACAAACAAAAGATTCGCGTCGGTGTCGCCTTCGATGCGGGTATCGTTATCGCCGCCTGATTCGTTAAGCACCGTCGCCTTGTTGACCGTGAGGTTTTCGGTGACGATCGATGCCGACTGACTCGCGCCATTGACTAGCTGGAACTGCGTGCCGTCATAAACGATGACGCACACCTCGCCGCTTTGGATATCGCCTGCGGCAAGGGCGGTAGTGCCGTCTCGCGTGATGCTCTTAGCGCCGAGCGAGTCGATGTTGATCGTCACTGCGCCAGTGTTCGCGCCAGCTGCGACGAAGTAGAACATCTGGCCAGCCACATACGCTGCGACGTTCGGCGATCCGACTGCGGTGATGGTGTCAGCGCCCGAGACCGAGGCGAGGAGTTTGACCGCGGTCGATTGCACCTGGGAAAGGTTGGCCGAATCCCCTGCAGCCGATCCCACACCGAGGCCCGTAAACTTGTAGTTCGCCATCGGGATGTTGGCGGTGATCGTCGTTTGACCGTCTTTGGTGATAGCGGTCGAGAGGCCTGTCGCGAGATCTGCGGTGAGCGCATTAAAGGCCGTGCTCGAGATGACGGTGCCTGATACTACCGGCTGGCCGGCAGTGTTAATCAGAAAGGTTCCTGACCCGTTGTAACTCATTGATTTTGCTCCTATTCTTGACCGGCGCCGTAACCTGCACCAAACGCACCTATGCGTCCAGATGCCTCTTGAGCGCGACGTTGTGCGGCTGCTCGACGCTCTAAATACAATCGTACATTACGCAATTCATCTTGCGCGGGATCGCCGCGTAACAGGAGCAATTCCGCTAGTTGCTGCTTTTGTCTTTCGGTTAACTTCCTGCCTTTATCTTTTGCAGCGACTGCTGCAGCGCCTGCGAGTAAATCGCCCTGCATCATTTGTGTTGCCTGCAACGCCTGTGCAAGCCTGTTCTGATCTTCTTCGCCTTTAAACAAGCGATACGTTTGCGAACCTTGGCCAGCGCGAGCGGTTTTCTGCAGTTCTGTTTCACGCAAAACGGTTGCCTGAAATCTGCGAAAGTCGTTGCCAAATACAAGCCGCAGCCTTTTTTGCATACCAGGCGATTTCTGCAGATTCATCAGCTGTGCTTGACCAGCTGGCGTTGCTGCCTTGTCTCGCAAGGCTTGTGCCGCACCAATGCGGAAAGCCTCTAACTGCGCGGGTTCCAAGTCATCAATGATCTCGGCAAGCTCTTCCACATCCTCGGTCATTACTTTGCGACCGCGCTCCATTGCGGTAGCCATTTGGGTTTCGCTCCCAAACCGCTCTCGAGCAAGCCTGTAAACGCTTTGACCTTGGTTATCGGTTGGTGCAACCCTGTCCAATTTGTCGGTCAAGTCGCGCCGCAAATTGGTATACGCACGGCTTTCTTGGGTTGGTTTGCCAAATTCGCCTTTTGCTTTGTCTTCAATGTCGTAAAGAGTTCGCTTTAAGGTATCAAGCACGTTAAACGGCACGCGATCCCCTGGCTGCAATCTGCCAAGGTTTAACGCTTCGGGCATTCCTTCAACACGCGCCAATTTTTCAGCGGTCTTAAAAGTATCGCTTGCCCTATTGAGTAGCGTTACAAGCTCTGGGTCGACATCCACCGTGTAGTTTTCAAGCTGCGCGTAAAAAGGCGCTGCTTGTGCTTTTGCCTGCCTGGTGTATTCCTGAACAGTGGCGCGAAACGGCACGCCCTGAGCGTCTAGGATTTCATCAGAGGCGGCTTGCAGTCTGTTTCCGCGTCGATTGGTTAACGGAGCAGTGGCCCGCTCAATCATGCCTTGCGTTGACCCAGGCTCATTCCTTAACAATGCTAGTTCTGCTTGAGTCGCAGATCCCGTTGCTGCAATGGGCGCCTCTGGCCCTAACCCACCGCCTCGAGGGCGCTGCAACCGCGCTGCCGCGACCTGTGTAGGATCGGCCTCAATTCCACTTCGCAATGCCGCAAGCTCTTGCTCTAATTGAGCACGCGCTCGAGTCGGGCCGGCTTGCTGAGACAGCAATTGCTCAAGCTCTAAAATCCGATCTTGCTTGGCAATCGTTTCTGGCGGCATACGCGCATACAGATCGCGCTGCAATAGCTGTGCAAGACGCTCTCGAGCAGGGTCTAACTGAAAGTCACGTTGCGTGCTAGGAAGCACTCTGCGAACGCCAGACGAAACGCTCTTGATACCGAGTCCTGTTCCACCGCCGAGTAATGTTCCCGTCGCAGTGCCATACAAAATATCTGAGGCGAGATCTGATCCGGTTTCTGCCTCGCTCGCTCCCGTTGCACCCACGGCGCTTTGCCCCGCCACCGGAGCGATATACCGACTGCCACGCGACACTACGCCAGCACCTAAAGGCGCAACCGAGCCGCCTAAGCTCAACGGTAACGTCGCCAGGCCGCCCACCACCTCTAATCCCAAAGCTAAGTTGGGGTTTTCTTCCGCAAACTTTGCCGTGCCGCCTCGAATGACATCACGCGGAGCGGTGTAATCTGCGATAGTGGGTGGACGATCCGTGCCGCCTAATGCGTAAGATTGCCCCATTTGGCCTAATGCGGCAGCGCCTGCTAATTCATCAAGAAAATTAAACGTAGCGCCTTGCCCAAAAGTTAAAGCGCCTTGCGCGGTTGGCGATAAATTCGCCCCTACCGTGCGAGCAGCCTCTTGCGCTCGTTGCTTTTCCACATCAGGTGCTGCGCCTTGCTCTTCCGCAAGCGCCATTTGGTAAGCCTGAGCGACCGTTGAAAACTCAGGCGTACCCGCTTTATTCTGGTTTTTAACAATCCATTCGGCATAGTCTGCTGCGGTTGGCATGGCGTTAATTTCCTAACCCTTGCTGACGCAAAATAGCATTAGCTTCATCAAAAATTGGGTTTGTGCCGGCCTGACTGTCGTAGGCAGGCGGCGCAACAATGTCGGGGAACATATTGGGCAATCCTTCAAACTGCGGCAATTGTCTCACCCGAGCCCGAACGCGATTGCTTTGTTCGATTCTTGCTCGACCAGCGCGCTCATTAAGCTCGGCCAGGTATTCAAGATTTTCTTGAGTAAGCTCGATGTTACCTGCTGCAGCGCGTTCCAAGAATTTACGATCGTTATCCGTAAACCCTTGGCCTGATCCCAACCCACTTGTGCGAATCGCTGCCAAGGTTGTTTTACCCAGCTCTGCGGCCAAGTTTTCGGTAACCGTTGCGCGATCGCCTTTTCCAAATCCTGCCGTGGCAAGCGCTCTTTCGAGGCCGAGTCGTGCTTCTGCGGCTGTTCCTGTAATCGGGTTTTTTCGCAACAAATCTCGCACTCGAAATGACGATTCGATCTGCGGGATAGCTTGCTCGCCAAACGCAATCGCCTCTGCGTCTTGTCGCGCCATAATCTGCGACAGTTCGGTGGTGTAAGCGTTTGTTGTTTTGTCTGGGCGTAAATCAATAACCGTAGATGGGCCACCTTCCGACTCTTTCTTAATTCTTGCGTCGTAAGTTGGGCGCAATGGACTGTCAGGCGGCAGTGCATCTCGCTCTGCAATTAGCCTTCTCAATTCTGTTGGCGTTGCCGGTACCGTAAAGGGCGTACCTGCAGACGTAGTGACCGGAGTTGCCACACCGTCAGTGACATTCACCAATTGACCGCCAACCTCCATTGTTTTAGTAGTTGGCTTTTCGGGTGTTTTTAGAAGTTCCGCTAACTTTGCGGCCATCACGGGGCGGTTTTTCAGTGCAGCTTGTCCTGCGGGCGTATCGGCCAATGCCAATGCGCCTTCAGGATCGCGAATGTAACGCGCCGTCGGCATGACTTCCTCAAGCTGCCCCGTCTCGCGCTGGCGAGCAATCGAGGGCTCAATATCCGCACGAATGCCTGCGATTCTCTCTGCTTCGGCGGCTTCGTTTGCAGCGCGTTTCTCTTCATCAGGCTCGAACTCGGGGAGTTCGCGCCCCATCAAACGGCCCATAATCTGCTCGGCTGTCTCTTGCTCTTCACCCTTTGCCTTTTCTTCGGCTTCACGGGCTTTGCGCTTTTCATACGCGCCTAAGTAGCTTTTCAGTACCTTCGCCAACCCTTGTGAGGGCGCGATCGGAGCGGGCTGTCTTACGTCGAGAGGCTGATACGCTTGCGCCTCCAGCATTTGAGCAAGGGCTGCGCGGCGCTCGGCCTCGAGTCGGGCGCGCTCGTACTCATCGGGCACGCGGAACGTGCTCACCATGACGTTTCGGCCTTGACGTTCAGCCATCGTAGCTACTCCTATCCTGACCGCCCTTCGGAGTCATCATTCCAGGGCTTTTTGCCATTGGTCGGTAAAGCTGTGGCTGCTGACGCGGAGCGGGGTTGATCGCCGATCCGTTCTGCGCGATGCCATAACTCAAGTTATCGCCCTGGCCGCGATTGTCGACTTTGGGTGATTGTTGCATTTGAAGCATTTGCGCGAGGCGCTGACCGTATCTCATGGTGAAACCATCCTATGTCGTTTTAACCTGGGCGAGGCCGCATGATTGCTGCGCCACCGAGTGTGCCGGCAAGATCGTATAAGCCGCCCATCTGTGCGTTGTACGCCGCGACTTGGTTCGCGTAGTTTTGTTGCGCGAAGTTGCCCGCCGCCTGTGATGCGCCGAAAATCGGTGCGGGTGCCACAGTGGCGCCTGTATACCCTTGGAATTGAGGCATTTGAATTTGAGATCCACCCATAAGCGCCGCAATCTCGTTGAGCGGCTGCGCTCTGAGCGCCATCTGCTCGGCGAGTTGCTGCTGGCGAACCTGATTCGCGAACTGCGCTGCCGTCTGCGCTTGACCAAATGCCTGGTTTTGCAAGGCCGCTTGCGCTTGAGCCTGCTGCAATGCCGTCTGTTGCTGTTGCGCGAGCGCTGCATTGTAAAGGCCAGCCATGTCCATCTGCTGACCAAAGCCCTGCTGCTGACGCGCCATTTGCGCCTGAAACTGCTGCAGCGCCGCGGCTTGGTTCTGGGCAAGCGCCTGATTCTGCGCCTGCTGTGCCGCCTGCGCCTGGGCAAAATTCTGCGCGACCGCTTGATTTTGCGCTTGCGTTGCCGCTTGGCCCATTTGGAACGCCAGCTGCTGACCCTCGCGGCCAAACTGGCCCATCGCTAACCGTTGCTGCAGATCCTGCGCTTGCGCTTGATTCTGGGCCTGCTGTACCGCTAGGGCTTGCGCCTGGTTCTGGGCAACGGCCTGGTTTGCTAACTGTGCTTGCTGTGTGCCCATGCCAAACTGGCCCAGACGCGCCTGGTTCGCAAGCTCGGCCTGGATCTGCCGCTCACTGAAACCCTGCTGTCGCATCGCTGCATCGACGCTGATGCCCTGTAGGGCGGCCTGCGTGATGAGGTCATTGGCGCGCTGATACTGCTGCTCCATCGCCGCGTTGTACGCCTCGCCACCACGCACTAAGCCTTGGTTCGCTAACTGCTGCTCGAGCGCAGCTTGTTCGCGAGTCAAGGTCGGCGTTAAGCGAGAAAGGATCGCCTCCTGCGCCGTCATGCCAGCGCCCGTCGGAAGCGCCGTCAAGCCTCGCGTATCGACGCCTTGCTGTAAACGCTGCCCAGGGGCTACGCCGCGTGCAAAGCCGTATTGGCCTTCCTGCGGGCCGTAGGACACGCGCCCGACGCCCGTAACGTCTGCGCCCGCAATTTGCCCAGGAGCGGCTGGGCCGCCACCGGCCATGCCAAATTGACCGCCAGCAGGGCCGCCTGCGGCTTGCCCCATCGCGGCAAGTTCAGGAGCCGCTGCCAAAGCCTCGGGGGATATTTCACCGCGAGCCCGACCCATTGCGGCAATATCGGGGGCTGTTGGAACTTCCCCATATCCCTGCAGCTGCGTCTGCATGGCCGAAAGCTCGGGGCGAAACGTATCTTCATAAATGCCCGAAACTTTGCCAATGGCTTGTTCGCCGAGGCCCGCATACGCCCGCTCAACGCGCTGCTGGGCTTCCAGCGTCGCCTGAGCTTCGTCAGTTAGATATTGCTCAATAAATGGCGTATCCAAATCGGTCATGTATTGGAATTGCGAAATGTCAGGCGCAATCGGGCGGCCTGATTCGTCATATTGCAGACTAAATGCGCCTATGCCGCCGCCTGGGCCTTGGAATGTGAAGCCCTGCTCGCCAGGTTGAAACGTCGTGCCGCCAAACCCGCCCATGCCGGTCGGCCCCATGCCTACCCGACCTTGAGCAAACTGCATTTGATCTTGAATGCCGCTGTAGTCCGGCACACCAGGCTGCCCCATACCGCCTTGCGGCATACCGCCTTTCCCAGACGCTCCACCGACCGCGCCATATTGCGGCACGCCAGGCTGCGGTTGACCGCCCGCCTGAGTAGTTCCACCCTTACTTGGCGGGGCTTGCGGCGCTTGTTGACGTTGCTCGTATTGCTGCAGCGCCTGCTGGTATTGCTGCATTGCAGCGTCGTAGGCTGCTTGATTAGTCGCGGTGCGGCCCCAGGATACGCGCTGACCGCCGAGGGGGGTCGAGATGTTGGGGTTTGAGAGCCTTGCCGTTAAGCGAGCGGCCTCGAGGTTGG